GTCAGACTCGGGATCGCGCCAACACAATTATTAGAGCTAGATGAAGTAATGCTAAAGAACCTAATCAAGGTTCTGCAAGATGATGCGAAGGAGATAGCTAATGCCAGCCGTAGAACTAAGAGGTAACTCTGATCTACGCAAAGCATTACGCCAGTTTGCCCCCGATTTAGATAAAGAGTTAAAAGCAGAACTTCGCAGGGCGTTATCTCCTGTTGTCCGTAAAGCCCGTGGTTATGTAGAAGCCAACAGCATGACTAACTGGAATGAAAAATCATCATCCACAGGAATGTTTCCTAAATACAATGCTTTTCTAATTAGTAAAGGTATTGGTTTCTCGACTGGCGTAACAAAAATAAACAAAAATGGATTTAGCAGTATGGCTAAGATTTACAATAAAAGCAGGGCTGGTGCTATCTATGAACAAGCCGGTGTAAAAAATCCACAAGGACAACCCTGGGTCGGCCCTAATGGGCCAGCAGGTCACAAGTATTCACATTCATACAACCCTAAAGCTGGCGAGCAGTTCATCAATAACTTACCACCACTTGTTTCAAGCCTTAAGGGTCGCGGTCGCTTAATTTATCGCGCATGGGCTGAATCAAGGGGCGTTGCGGAAGGCGCAGCAATGCGAGCAATCGACAAAGCAACCACAACCTTTATGACTAGAAGCAAATCTACAGCGTTTAGGAAGGCAGCCTAATGGCATTACCAGAGATTCTCATTGGGTCAAAGCTTGATGCAAAAGGCTTCAAGCAGGCAGAAACTGCTCTTAACAAACTTACTAAAACTGTACGCAATTTTGCCGCAACTTTTGGAGTTGCCTTTGGTGCAACAGCTCTAGTCAATTACAGCAAGCAAGCGGTCAAGGCTTTTGCAGCAGATGAGAACGCTGCTCGATCATTAGGCATGACTCTAAAGAATCTTAATCTCGATTACTTTGGTGCTTCATCTGCCGTTAATATGTATATCTCAAACCTTGAAAAGCAGACTGGTGTCCTTGATGATGAACTTCGTCCAGCAATGGATCGACTGCTTCGCGCTACTGGATCAATCACAAAGTCACAAGAATTACTATCCCTTGCATTGGATATTAGCGCAGGTACAGGCAAAGACTTAACTTCAGTATCTCAAGGTTTACAGAAGGCTTATCTTGGCAACAATCAGTCATTAGGTCGTTTAGGTGTAGGTCTTTCAAAAGCTGAACTTAAGAGCAGTTCATTCTTAGATATTCAAACTCGCCTTACAGAATTATTTGCTGGACAGGCTCAATCCGCAGCTGATGGCTATCAAGGTTCTCTGAATAAACTTACAATCGCATCAAACAACGCTAAAGAAATTATCGGCAAAGATTTAGTAGATGCCATGAGATTACTGTCAGGTGATACTGGCATTGGAGAAGCTACTAATGCTATTGAGGGCTTTGCTACCCAAGTAGGCAATGCAATAACTGGAGTTTCCGTTCTCATTGCTAAATTAAAATCCATTCCTGGTTCTGGAGTTTTAAGCGAGTTTCTTAGCGCGTTTGCATCCATTTCTGGAATTGGTGCAATTACAAAGATTGGTGCTAATCGCAAAGCAGCATCTGCCGGAACTCCAGCGCAATCACCTGGACAACGCAAAGCCATTGATAAAGCCAACGCCGATGCGCTTAAACTCCAGAAAACAAAGAATACTCTTGCAACAATAGACAACTCAAATACTGCTAGAAAACTTACCCTTACAGGCGACCAGTTAGCCCTTCTTGAACTAGAAAAGAAATTTGATGTAGAGCGCGTGGGATTATTTGCAGCTTTGAATCAAGCAACTGATGGTGAAACAAAGATGCGCCTGTTATCTTTGATTGCAATCCACGATCAGAATGCTGCTCTTGCTGGCCAGATTAAAAAGCAAGAAGATTTGACGGATACTATGGAAGCATTTCGCCAAGCAATCCTTGCTGCAATTAGAGCATTGCTTGATAAAATTGCATTAGAACAAGCAAAATTATTTGAATTATTGGGCATTACCAATGTTCAAAAAGTAGCTGCTGCGATAAGCACATTCAATGCTGGTTCAGCTCGATTAGGAGAATCAGCAGGCAATGCTGCTGCTGGACTGCCCGCTAGTGGGTTAAGTTCTATGGGCTTTGGAGATTCGCATTTAAGCGCACTAGCAGGTCAAAGCATAAATAACATTACTATCAATGCAACAGGTATTGGCGATCAACAGATTGCGGCAGTTGTCCAAAATGCAATCCAAGACCTTAATAGATATGGGAATTCAACCACTTACGCTGGAGCAATCTAGTGGCAGCACCAACAGTAAAAGCAATAATTAACTTCTCGACTGGGCCATCCTTTGCTCAGGCTTTTATTATTGGTTCAGGTATTTTTGGTACGAACGTATTGGCTGATAGCACAGCAGTAATTGTCGATGTTTCTAACCAGGTCGATAAGATTGATACAACTCGCGGTCGTAACGCTCAGGCAGATCAATTCCAGACAGGTCAATTAAGCCTTCGCATTGTAGATCAAAATGGTGATTTCAATCCACAAAATACTGCCAGCCCTTACTATGGCTTACTTAGCCCAATGCGTAAGGTGCAAATTACTGCTACCTACTTAGGAGTAACTTATCCAATCTTTGCAGGATTTATCACAGGATATTCAACTAGCACACCTAAATTTGTAGGCGATGTTGTCTATACAACCATCACAGCTGTAGATGCTTTCAGGCTTGCTCAAAATGCTCAGATTTCAACTGTAACTGGTGCTACTGCTGGACAGTTATCAGGCGCTCGAATCAACAAATTGCTCGATGCAATCTCATGGCCTAACTCCATGCGTGACGTTGATGCTGGTCAGACAACCATGCAAGTTGATCCAGGTACTGCTAGAACAGCCCTAGAAGCGATGCAGACCGTCGAATTGTCAGAATACGGTTCTCTCTATGTCGATGCTTCTGGCTCGTTCGTATTCCAAGATAGAGCCTTTACAACCAGCAGCGTGAATGCTACAGCAGTTGTATTCAATGACAATGGAACTGGCATATCTTACTTCAATGCCTTATGGCTTCTTAACGATGTTCTTGTCTATAACTCAGCACAGATTACTCGCACAGGTGGAACAACTCAGTCAGCAATCAACCAGGCTTCAATCGATAAATATTTTACTCACTCATATAACCAGCAGAATTTGCTCATGGAAACTGATACAACAGCCCTTGATTATGCTCGCGCTTATGTGGCTTCAAGAGCTGAAACAACTACTCGATGTGATGCTATAACCCTTGACCTTTATACAGCAAATTATGATGCAGGCATAGTTGCAGGCTTGGGTTTAGATTTCTTTGATCCTGTAACCATCACAACAACTCAGCCAGCCGTTACTGGCACTTCAACGCTATCTAAAACTTTACAGGTATTCGGGGTTGCTCACAGCATTACCCCTAATTCTTGGAAAACCCAATTCACCACCCTGGAACCAATAATCGATGGATTCATAATTGGATCGACATTATACGGTATTCTAGGCACTAACGTACTATCGTACTAAGGAGTAATAATGGCAAGCGGATTCCCAGCAGCAACAGGTGATGTCCTCACTAGCACCATGTTCAATGGGCTAGTCGCATTCACCCTCAATGCTCAGACAGGCACAACCTACACATCTGTTCTTACAGATTCATATCAAGTTCTAGTAACAATGAGCAACGCCTCAGCTAATGCTTTTAAGATTCCAACTAATGCCTCTGTGGCACATCCAGTTGGAACGGTAATAACAGTTATGAATATCGGAGCTGGTACTTGCACAATCTCAGCAGTTACATCAGGAACAACAACAGTCCTATCTGCTGGAGCAACAGCAGCAGCTCCTACCCTTGCACAATACAAATCAGCAGTTTGTATTAAAACTGCTACAGATACTTGGTACGTTGTTGGTGGTATTGCATAATGCTTAATGTAGTAGCTGGTATATCTTCATCTGGCGGCGGAGCTGCTAAAAACGTGCAATACCTGGTAATTGCCGGTGGCGGCGGTGGCGGATCATATGTTGGATTAGGCGGCGGTGGCGCAGGTGGGTATCGAACAGATACTGTTGCATTTGTATTGGCAACAAATTACACAGTAACCGTTGGTGGCGGTGGCACAGGTGGAGCTGCTGGCGGTTTTGGCGGTACAAATGGTAGTGACTCAGTATTTTCAAGTATTACATCAACCGGCGGCGGTTCTGGCAAATCAGCAGGAAACGCTGGAAGTTCTGGTGGCTCTGCTGGTGGATCATCATTTACAAGTCAAACAAATACTGCCGGAGTTTCTGGACAAGGAAATCAGGGCGGTAAAGCATCTACAAGTGGGGGTTCAAGTGCAGCAGGCGGCGGTGGCGGTGGAGCCGGTGGCGCTGGTGTTGATGCAACAAATAGCAACGCAGGCGCAGGTGGTGCAGGTTTAGCTTCAAGTATTACAGGAACGTCCGTTACAAGAGCAGGTGGTGGTGCCGGTGGTAAAAATCAAAGCACAGCACCAAACCCTACTTTAGGTGGCTCTGGTGGTGGTGGTAATTCTGGAACGTGGGATGGAACAGTTGCACCGACTTCAGGTACGGTAAATACAGGTTCTGGTGGCGGTGCTGCATCCGATTCTGGTGGGCCTCATACCGGCGGCGCAGGTGGTTCTGGAGTTGTAATTTTAAGTTATCCAAGTAGTTACACAATAACTGTTGGCGCAGGATTAACTGGTTCAACAGCAACTTCTGGAGCAAATAAGGTTACAACAATTACTGCTGGTACTGGAAATGTGAGTTGGGCATAATGGCACATTACGCATTTTTAGATAGCAATAACATTGTTACAGAAGTTATTGTAGGTATTGACGAAACAGAACTCATTGAAGGTTTAGATACTGAAACTTGGTATGGGAACTTTCGTGGTCTTACTTGCAAACGTACTTCATACAACGGAAAGATTCGCAAGAATTACGCTGGCATAGGTTTTTCTTATGATCCAGTTCGTGATGCTTTTATTGCACCAGAACCATCAAATGCAATCGGCTTTGATGAAAATAAATGTAATTGGATAATTCCTGATGAAGCCACTCCTCTGTAAAGCAGGGCAACAACTTCGTGAACAGATTGATGATTCTTATCCTGATCGTGACCGTAAAAGCGATGGTTGGATAGGCGATGCCGCTCACGCCAGTCGTCCAAGTGATCACAATCCCGATCCGTCTAACGGCTACGTCAGGGCTATTGATGTGGATAAAAACCTCGACACACGCCCCAGCACAGGTGCTTATCTTGCCGACCAAATACGCCTATGCGCCAAGTCTGGTGAGAAGAGAATTAGCTACGTCATCTATGCAGGCAAGATCGCTTCCTCTAAGAAATCTTGGAGTTGGCGTACTTATGATGGGATTAACCGCCACGATCATCACATCCATATTTCATTCACTAAAGAAGGCGATCAGAATGGTCGTTGGTTCGACATCCCAATGCTAGGAGCAAACAAATGAAAGACCTTAAAGTAGCAGCAGGCTCATGGGCTAGAGCATTTTTAGTAGCAGTTCTATCACTTGCAGCAGCTGGTGTTACAGAGCCAAAGGCATTACTTGCTGCCGGACTTTCATCATGCTTGCCACCAATTATTCGTTGGTTAAATCCTAACGATCTGAGCATGGGCATTCAGAAGTAATGAGCGCCCTTAACTGGGCGGCTCTTGCAGTTGCAGTTATCTCAATTGTTACTGGCTTTGCAGGTTCTATTCGCTGGCTAGTAAAACATTACTTAGCAGAACTAAAACCCAATGGTGGAAGTTCTATGAATGACAGACTGAATCGACTTGAAGGGCGTGTCGAAACAATCATTTCTTTATTGGAGAGGTGACACTTATCTCATGGCAAGAAAAGCAACTAACAAGCTTGTGGATGAAGGCTATTCCAAGTTAGATGCGTGGGCTATCGGAGTGCATGAAATGTATCGTGCATTACGCCGCGCAGGTTTCGATGTTGATTTGGCACTTGCCATTATTGTAGAGAAACAGGCTTATCCTGAATGGATACTTCCATCGCCTATCAACCCAAATATCCCAGAGCCAGACTGGTATGACGATGAGGATGAATGAAAAGAACTGTAGTAGTTCCAGACTTACAAGTTCCCTATCACGATCCAGTAGCTGTTAAAAATGTTGCAAGTTTTATTAAGACTTACCGCCCCGATTCTGTCGTTACACTTGGAGATGAAATCGATCTCCCACAAATATCTCGATGGACAGAAAACACGCCAGGATGGTACGAGCAGACACTAGCTGCTGACAGAGATGAAGCAGTAGAGGTTCTTTGGTCATTAGTCGAGCATGCTAAAGAAGCTCACATGATCCGTAGCAATCACACAGATAGACTTTACAACGTCACAATGAAGAAGATTCCTGCATTCCTGGCATTACCGGAGTTGCGCTTTGAAAAGTTTATGAAGCTTGATGAACTAGGGATTACCTACCACAAGAAGCCGTATGCTATTGCTAAGGGCATTGTGGCAGTTCATGGCGATGAACAGAGCGTAAAACCTACACCTGGTCTTACAGCCCTAGAAGCGGCTCGTAGGCATGGTATTAGCGTTATATGTGGACACACTCACAGAGCAGGTCAATCGGCCTTCACAGAGGCTTCAGGGGGTCGTATAGGACGTATCCTGCGTGGATGGGAAGCAGGGCATCTTATGGATGTCAGACAGGCTCATTACACTAAAGGCACGATGAACTGGCAGCAAGCCTTTATCATCATTGAGGAAATCGGTGCAAACGTGCAGGTCAGCATCATAAATCTTGAAAAGGACGGCACATTCATTGTGTCAGGCAAACGCTATGGACGATCTCGATAACGATATAAAGCATGACGTTGATGTCCAAATGGATAACTCAGAATTGTTACCATTTCGTTATCAAAATCAACACAATAAATCCAACTAGCTGTGTGACACTATCCCTGTTCCCGAAAGTATCGGGGCAGAAGGGCTACAAATGTTTTGGATACAAGCAATGGGCATAGTAGGAGTTATGTTTGCAACTTCCTTTGTCTGGTACTGGACTGGTCATAAAGATGGCGTTCGTGAAGGCTATACGCGAGGACGTTCAATCTCCAGACAAGAATTCTGGCAGGAATAGATGAAAGCGACTAAGGCACTCATCGATGCAATCGACATCATGCAAGATCGTGGCAAGGTCTATGGTCATCCGAAAATTAACCAGGGTCGGATATCTGCAAGGCTATCCAAT